TACGGCGCCTAGATTTTCATCGGCAACTTTAGTTGGTGTGGCACCATCTAGATCGTCAACACCTGAAAAAGATGATGCGTCTGGAGCGCCTGGGTTCACATGTCTTGGATCAACATTTTTTGAACCAGGACGTAGTGTCTTAGCATTGCCTGTGGATGCAGTAGAAGGGTCTACTGGATTTGGGTTTGAAATCTTACCAGGGGAAACCTCTGGATAAGCACCCTCTTCCAGAACCTTACCTTCTAGAACAGCACGGGCTGTTTCTGTTAGTGATGCCATTGGATAGATACTCCTTTTTATCCTTAAAAGTTATTTAGTATTTTCAAAGTTTTGAGATATAATTCTCGAAAATCTTTAATGCCACTGCTTCAATTTCGTTCTTTGATGCTTCTGTAATGAGTTTCTTAGCACGATAATAATCTTGCTCTTTCCACTTACCATTTTCGAAGATCCACTCTTTACCTTCCATAATACCTTGAACGAAAGCGTCTGGTGCTGATGGGTCGGCAACAACATCTGCTGCTGTTGCTAACTTATAGTCATCTTGTACCAACTGATAACCATTGTGTGGTTTAAGAGACCCTACGCCTCTAGTTGATACACCAAGACTTGCACCTCCATCTAATAAACTCTTAACAATCTTACCGTTAGGAGTATCTAAAATCTTTGCTTTACCAATAAAGTTTGTCCCGTCAGGTTTCAATGATGTAATCATGTGGGACACACGATCTAGGTTAATTTGAGGATTCTCTGGATGACCTAGTTCACCAAATGCTCTTCCTTTAGAAACGTAGTCACGGTTATATCTTTCTGCTTCTTTTGAAAGAACAGACATTGGATATACACGACCGTTTCTATTCTGTTTTTCTGCCTGCATAAAAATACCGGTGATAAAGTGGTTTTTACCGCCTTTACCGTCGGACTCTACGAGGTACTGAATATCTTGTATTTCTTCTGTAATTAGTTTCATTTGTTTACCTGTTTGGTATATTTAGTATTTATTCCCAAGTCTGCGATGCATCTGACGCAAGTCTGCCGACAGCACCTCTAACATATTTTCCAACTCTACCACCCTGTTTGATCGGATCTCTTTGTGATCTATCATAATCTGGTTCGTGACCCATCAATGTGTTTATATTTCTTTTAACAAAACCGGGTTCTTTTTTACCTATGGTTTGTGCAGTTTGTGTTTGATGCATATCAGATGGAAACGGTGATTGTGATGCTTTATGTGCTTGATATGCTTGTTTGGCAGCACTAACACGACCAGCAACTTCTGCACCTATGTCTCCAATTGTCCTAGAACTCTTTCTAACAGCCTTAATTGCCGCTGCACCGAGTTTTCTTCTAAAAGTTCCTTTTTTAGCAGAACCACCTCTAACACGACCTTCCGGATCAGGTTGAACTTCTACTGCTTCGGTAACTTTTTTCTTTTTAATCTTTTTTGTTTTAACAAGAGGCTTTATTTTGATATCTCTTGGATCACCAAGAACATCTGCTGCCTTACGATAACCTGCCTTTTTCTTTGCTTCTATTTCGGCCCTAGACATACCAAACATTTCGGCCTGTATTTGCTTTTTGGCCTCTACAAGTTTTTGTTCCTGTAGTTCTACCATCTTTTGTTCAAAGATTTCATTGGCAGAAACATAATCGCCGTTTAAAATGCTTTCAAGTAATGCAGACATTAGACAACTCCTCTAGCATTAAATGCTGTTGGATCGGCAGTCTGACCCTGATCGTAATCACGACCATCTTTCTTAAGATCAATAAACAATGTGAAACCATCACCTGCGGCAACAGATGTGGTTGAATAAACAATGTCGCCGGTTGAATTAGCAACATCTTGAATTGGAATAGCAGCGGATAGACCTTCAACATCAAAGTTATAATCAAAGTATCCATCACCAATGGAAACGATTTCTGTATTAGCACCGCCCCAACGAAGTGTAACGAATCCTTTTGATTTGAAATGTCCCTGACCCCATACTCTCTTAATTGTGGTTCTATAGAGAGACTTAATATGAGTATTAGAAGACATAATCTTACCATTAGCATTAAGAGAATATGCTAGATTAGATACATCAAGCATAACTACATTTGCTGCTGCTGAATCAACCGTAGCAACATATTTAACCAATGCTCTACGTGTTGTATCAACCAGTTTTTGTTCGTTAATTGCGTTTGCCATTTATTATGCCTTTATCGAAAAGTTTAATAGTTTCTTGAAGGACTCTAGGTCTTCGTTTAACATACCTTCAACAATTTTTTTGTTCTTGGTATTAACCGAGTCATATACTTCAAGTATTCTTTTTGCCATAGAGATATTTAGTGTAATTTGTCTTCCGTTAATAGGAAGATTCATAGTTTCAATACCTTCATTAATCATAGCACGAATGTCTGAAATTTTATTTTCTTTAATAGCACCGGCCTGTTTTGCCAATACTGTTTTTTCTCTCGCTACATCTATTTGACGTTGTGCTGGTGCCTTTTTCCATGAACTGGACGATCTCGCACCAGGTTTATCTCTTAGTAATCCACCGCTTGTCTTGGAAGAAGTGCCTAATGTTATTGCTTTAGCATCCTTATCAGAATCGGATCCAGAACCAGAATTTCCAGTTGACCTACTCTTTAAATATCCAGCAACGCCGCCGGCCAAGGCACCACCCGCCATACCTACTAAACCACCAGCACGACCAGCCATAGCACCTTTCGCAGCACCTTTAAGAGTATCCCATACAACACCTTCATCTTGCTTCATACGAAGTTCATAGAGTTTCATCTGAAAATCTTCTTCACAATTCCAACGGCGCAGTGCCTTATTAATACGCGAATTTGGATCTCTCGCAGTTTTTGCTGAGGTTAGACGATTCTTCATACCACCCATACGAGAACAGAATGATTTACGGCGCGCGGCCCTTTTACCTTTTGGATTCTTTTCAGTAACGGCAGTCTGTAGTTTAGAACCTGGATTTTCACGACGATAAGCATTGACTGCGGCCTGTGATAAACCATCAGTTCTATCTCTACGATTTACCTTCTGCCAATCTTCGTCTAATTCATCTTCTTCTTTTTGTAATGCTTTTTTGACACCTTTATAAGCACCTACAACACCACCAATAGCAGCACCAGCAGTCATACCAGGAAGATGTGCTACATTACCCACAGCAGCACCTTTAAGAGCGCCAGACACAGCACCTTTGGTACCACCCTTGATAGCATCTAACATTTTTCCTTCAACAACTTGTGCTTCGGAAAGATTTAGATTACCAGTTGGTCCAAATGGAATTGATAGATACTTATCAACCAACTTGGAATAATAAAGTGCCACAACCTGCTTATCAGGATATGTTCTATAAGTAATTCTTCTAAACACCAACACAACCGGCATTTGTGAAGGTGAAGGGATTGACTGTAATTTTTTTACAGCAGGAGAACCTTTTGCCTCATCAAGCACAATTTCATCCGGTAGATAATCTACCTGATTTAAAAAGTCGGCGTTATATTCCTCACGTAACTGCTTGAGAGTTTTCATAGTTTCTCCTTACTGACCGAAATAATTTGCTGCTATAATCTTTTTGCGTTCTTCAAGTTTTTCAATAGCCTTTTCCTGTAGAACGGCAAGGAAGTTATCTTTCATTTCATGGAGATTTTCTTCCATGATATTTCCGATTGCTTCGTGAATTAGTTCTTTAGTATCCATTAGTTCCTCTTTTATGTCTTTCTTATCTTTGTTTGCTTTACCCTTGTCTTTTTTACCAGACTCAATAAACTTCTTATTGATAGCACGGGTTAGTGTCTTGCTTGGTGTTTCACCACGAAAAAATCGAGCATTAGAAACCTTGCCGACTAGTTCTGCGGAGATTTCGTTAATGCGTCCTTTTTTAATTTGTTGATCAAACTTAACATCACCATCTGATGGTGTTTTAGAAGTTATGTCTCTTTCTAAAGCATCAATATCAATTCCACCTTCTCTTGTTGCGTTTTGTGGTGTGGTTGGTGCATCCGGTGAATTTCGTGTAGTGGGGCTTTGTCTTGCCTGTCGAGTTGCACCACCTTCTAAAGAAGGCGGCGAAGCCCCTCCAACAGTTGGAATAGATGCAGGACTTGCTTTTGATGCTGGTAATTTTGATAGATTAACACTTGGTTTATTCGCCGACATTCTATCTGCAACAGCACCAGCAATAGCAGTTGAAACTGGAGCAACAGTTCTAGCAGCAGTTCTTGCTACTGTAGAAGGACCTTTATCCAAATCTAAACCAAGTTTATCTCTAACATTTTGTCCCATTCCTCTAACAGCATCCCTAGCTGCTCCAATTGCGGATTGTGCTGGTGTTTGTTTAGGAATGTTAGCACCACCGACTTCGGGTTGTCTTGCTGTTCCTGATTGCCTCATCGCCATATTTTGTTTAAATGAACTAACTGCATTACCGATACCTTGAGGACTTAATCCGGGTCGTCTATCGATGATATTTGTGGAAGGTCTCTGAGATGATGTGTCCATTTCATCAATCTGTTCTTCTTTCATTGATTGCTGCTTACGTTTCTTATAAGCAACCCACTTAGGATCTTTGTCTCTTTCTTTATCTACTCTTTTGAACATGCCTTTTACTTTATCGGCAGTGAATGTATTTTTGATCTTATCCTCGGCATCCTTCATAGGATCGCCTTCATAGATACCACGCTCGGTGGTATTGGCAGGCACTATATTCTTTTCTTCTTTTGGTACACAATTAGGTACCATCTTTCCGCCTTTTTTCTTCATACCTTCCTGTCTATGTGTGTCCCAACAGGCCTCTTCAATAGATTCGTTAGCAGCGGTCTTCCAACCACCACCCTTTGATTTATACCATTTAGATGCCCAACCATTAGCATATGCGGAAGGATAAACATCAAACTTGGATTTTGCTTGTGCCTTTGCTTTAGCCCATAGTGATGGGTTTGTGGGTACATTCTTTTCCAGAAGTGTCTCTTCGGTGCGAACCATGATTGGTTTTCCACCCTTACCCGGTCTATCTGCCACTGGATCTTCCCTTCTTTTACGTCTTGCTGATTTTGCTCTTTCATCTTTACTCATAGCACGGGCACTTGCTAATGGACGACATTTCGGTTTACCTTCACCTTCATCTCTAGCACAAGGTCCTTTAATGTTACCTTTGGTATCGTAACGAACCCATTTTTCTCTGAACCATTTGCGAAGGTCTTCTTTTAATTTTTCTTTCTGTCTCAAATGTTCTCTTGCCTTATCAAAACCTTTAATTGTATAATTTGTTCCCATAGCAGCATAACCAACTTTACCTGGCAATCCAGATGCCGCTGCCGCAACATCTCTTACGGGACTACCCACGCCTCTTGAAGCACGATCATATATATCAGCACCTGTTGCCAAATTTGCTGCCGTCATACCTACAGCAATTGCTTTTTTAGTCTTTGTCTTGATCTTTTCAGGTACTTTAGGCAATTTAATTTCATCCACTTTCATTACTTTTCTGGATGAACCTGTTAAATCACCAACTATTGGTGATCCACCTTTGTTATCATACTCACCAAGTTCATTTAACTTTACTTTTGTTTTTTCCATTTTATGTAGTTTTGTATAGTAATCAGGTCTTTCACCAAGATGATCGCGAGCAATTTCGTTTGCTTCTTTGGCCGACCTAGTGTGTTCTTTTTCTACCTTTACACCTTTAGCAATTTGCTTGGCAATATATTCAAGCGAAACGCCATGCTTTTTGGCGATTTCTAATGCCGTAGGTGTAGATATGCTTTTGAGACCTTTTTTCAAAATCTAATCCTTATTTAGTTATTTCAACTAGATAACCATTTTTTGACATATGTGTAACTTGACCTTTATCATTGGCATACTGATTAGATCCGACATATGATAGTCCAAGAGTTTTTGCTTCTTTCACAGTAGTCTTCTTAGATTTAAGTCTTTCCAACTCAATCTTTTTATCCATCATATTTGCTTCGTGATCTTTACTAACCATTTCTTTTTCATCATCACCAAACATTTGTTTAATCTTATTTTGTGTATCTGCTTGAACAATTTGTTGCTGAGCCTGTAATGCCATATTATCTTGCTGTGCCTGAGCATCAGCCTGTTGTTGAGCAATCATTTGTTGCTGTTGCTGTTGAGCAATAATGGCATTTTCTTGTTCCATTTGAGCATTGATTTCTTCCATGTCTTCATCTGTCTGTTGAAGAACATTTTTACGAACCCATTCAATACTCACATACTTACCGACAAAAGGATCAATTTTTGTCAATGTGTCTAGACGAACATTTAGTAGTTCGGCCTCTTTTAGTTCATCAAAGTTATTATCTTTTTTATAGTCGTACCAAATATCTTCTTTGAACTCTTTCCATTCTTCTTCGGTGCAAATGCGTTTCATTACCAATTGAACACGCATGATATCATCAAAGAGTGTGGAAAACTTATTACGCAAACGTTCGATGAACTTATTGAACTTCAATTCATCTCTGGTAATTTCTGTTGTTCTACCTAGAGAAAACCCTTGGTTCTGTTCAAGGCGTGACATAGGAATACCTAGTGCCTTGTATAGTTTTTTCTCAAAATACTTAACATCTTCCAACTCTCCAAGATTCATGGCACCTTGTAGTGTGGAAATTTCTGTGCCTTTTGAACCTTCACGGCGAGGCAACCAAAAGTCTTCGAGCATAGATAGATGATTGCGATCATCTTTGATTTCGCCAGTATTAGAATCGTAAACCAATTTGTTGCGATACTTAACCATAATATCACGAACATACTGTTCTGCTTTGATAGTTGGCATATTACCAACATCAATATAGAAGATGCGTCGTTCTGGTGCCCTTGATAGGCGGTAAATAACCGTTGCATCTTCGATCATGCGAAGATTGTTTAGAGGTTTAATGGCCTTGTGAAGATATGATAATACCATGGTCTGTTTTGGATCCATGATACCTGAATTAACATTGATAATAGAATCTACGGCAATTTTGGCACCTAGGTTGGTTCCAGCACCGATCATACCTTTTTCATTATAAAGGTAGTATTCTACTTGTCTTTTAATTAAGTCGATGCCTGTATTAGGATCCTTCATCTTTTGGATTTCACGGATCTTTCTGATACGGCGTGGATCGATATATTTTAACTCTATGATGCCGTTTTGTGGATTTGCTTCGTCAATAACGACATGATAGAACAAACGTCCATCGATATACCATCTACGAAAAATCTCACTGCCCATATTACCAAAGTTAAGTAGTTTTAGAA